GGGATAAATTTTGCTAATTATCCTATTGCAATTAAAATTATCAAAAGATAAACTCAAGTGATAAATTAATTATCAATAGGTTTATCAATGGAAGTGGAAGTATCAACCAAATCACTTGCTGATTACCTTAATTCTTTGCCTAACAAAGAAGCTAAAGAGAAGTTTGCAAAAAAATGCGGATCAACTCTTGGATATTTGCGTCTAGTCGTAAACAAATTTCGTTTTTGTAGCGCAACTTTGGCAATTGCCTTAGACCGAGAAAGCCACGGAAAAGTTAGCTGCGATGAATTATGCCCAAATGCTGACTTTGAATATGTAAGACGTAGCACAAAACCCAAGCGTACCGCATAGGAACAATTATTCACTTACGCCTTATGTGCGTATACGTGAAATTTAAAGAGGTATTCACATATGAGTGAAATTCACTTAAGCCCAGAGGCTAAAACGGCAATTTACAAAATTGTTCACCAATCGCAAGGTATTTCACCGCAAGAAATTGCAGACGTTCTAGGCGATTCATACAAGAGCGTTCTTAACTACGCAAACCCAAATATGGAAACGCATTTCCCAAGTATCAAAAAACTTGAGGCAATGATTCAGTTTACTCGCAACCCTGCATTAGTTAAGGCGTGGGCGCATATGCTTGGATTTGTATTAGTTCCAGCAAGTCAAGCCGATGAAAAAGCCCATGAAGTAAGCATTGTTGAAACGTTGCTACATATAAACATCAACAATGGCCAAGCTAATCAGCAGGTTCACAAGGTTTTAGAGGATGGGGTGGTAACACCAGCGGAATTAGCCGATACCGAAGAAATCTTAGAGCAAATGGAAAACCACATTCACCAGCTTCGTGAAGCACTTAAATCAGAAGCAGCAATCTACATTTCAAAATCACAAAAAGAAAAAGCTTGATCGGCGAAATCAAGCTTTCAGGTGATTCATTAATTTCAAGGGTCAATGAATATGCAAACTAATTTAGCAAACCAAACAGCTAAAGGCAATCTGCAAGAGCAGAAACGTCAGCAAAGTTACCAGTCGTGGCATGAACCGGCTTTAAAAACTTTGTCGGATTTGTTGGAAGGGCGAAAAGCGAACTTAAAAAAGCGTAACCATGACGTAAATCAAGCGGCAGTTACACGTGATGAGTTTATGCAAGGTCTGGTCGATGAGCATGGTGTGCATGGCATAAATCTCTACCATGCGGGCGTAATTATATCGAGTCTTTATAGAGCTAAGCGGATCCGCTATTTGGGCTCTTTCATTCAAGTGAATGAAGAGGGGGATAAATGAGCTTAGACGCTACTGTGTGGGCTTGGAAAAAGAAATTCACTCAGGAAAAGGGTGGTTCCTCTCCAGCTCTAAAAAAATTAGTGCTGCTTTCAATGGCTGATCGTGCGGATGAGCAACACTGCTGTTATCCGAGTTCTACACGCTTGGCTGAAGATTGTCAGATTAATAAAAAAACCCTTTTTAAGATTCTGGATGAACTCAGTTCTGAGGGTTTAATTTTCGATACTGGTGAAAGAAAAGGTCGAACAAAGCAGGTAATTGTCTATCGTTTAATTGGTGTGCAAGGTCGAGAAAATACAGTACCAACATTGGAACAGTTAGGCTCGGAAAGCCTTGATACACAAGGGGAAGGTTCTCAAACAGTACCAACATTGGAACAGTACCAACATTTCCAGCAAACAGTACCAACAATTCCACCAAACAGTACCAACGTTGGTACACGGAATCTATCAAGTAATCTTTCAGATGAATCTAAAAATAAAAAAACTTGGCTTTGTTTTAAAAAACTTCGTGAAGAAATTCTTTTGGCAACTGATCAGGAAACTTACGAGCAGATCAAAAACGCGACTTGGTTCGATCGAGAGTTACGAGCATTTGAACTCTACAACGCCGAGAAGAATCTTTGCGATGAACTCATGAATTACCACTTTGCAGATTGGTTAATCAACGCATGTGGAAAATACCAAGCACGTGAACAATCTAAAAAACCAAATTCTGGAACGCAGGTCCGAGTCCCGCAGGGAGAATCAAATACTCTTAGTTCAAAACAGATTTACTCATTTGCTCAAAAACTTTCTGTACATCCTGAGTTTGCAAGCAAATACGCTGAAGGTAACGAGAGCTATGAACAACTTGCTGCACGTATCGCAGTAAAACTCGCAGATCCTGAGCAACAACAAAAATGGATGCCTTACCTCATTCAAGTTGGATTTCAACAAGGCAAAGGAGCAGCAGCATGAATAAATTCGAGATTTTAGCGTGGGGGTTACTCATTTCATGTTTTACCGCAGCTATTAGCGGTGCGGTGGTTTTGTGGTGGTTGGCGCGTAAAGAACATGATGAGGTGAAATGATGATTAAGGCTGAAGTTGTTGTTGATGGCGACTGGTTGAAAATTGGTAATCGCAGTATCCGTATGAACCAATATCTTGATTGGGTTGTTCTATTAGACGGGGTAGCAGAAAAACAATTTCGCTTACTTGAAGACGCTATCAAACATTGTTTGGAACAAAAATATGATTGGTCTGTAATTCCTGCACATGTCAACTTTATGGCAACAGATGAGGATGGGATGGCATGTGGTTGGTTGGTTGAGCCTCATATTGTTGGTAATGCATGGCGAAACCAATCTCATCTTTCAGCGTTTTTTAACTTAACGAAACGCCAAAACCCCTTCAGAGGTGATTGGAAAGACTCACTTGAGAAACGTCCTGAATATGTAGAGCCAGTGCTTAAGGATGGTGAAAAATGAGTCATTTTCATGATGTGCAAACTATTCAGGTTGATAAAGACAAGCAGGTTATTCAATTCACACGCAAGCGTGAAATTAGTGAATGTGATCATGGCCATATCCAAATTTCTGAAGAAGACAGTGAAGTTTTATGCACTGACTGCAACACGAAATTAAACCCTGTTTTATGGATAGCAAAATATTTAAAAGATCTTAATCAAGTTACTCAGCGCAATAACAGAATGCTGGCAGAGGTCCGTGAAATACAGGCAAAGCTTGAAAAGAAAAATAAGTTTATGTGCAAACACTGCCATGAAGTAAACACTATTGATTTTAAGAAGCTTCCTTCACAAGCAGCTGTAGTGCGCGGTATGGCCGTAATTGATCAAGAGTTTGACGGTATGAAAGTGGAGCATAGCCGATGAAGTTAACTAAACAGCAACGTGCTGAGCTAAAACAAAAGTTTGGTGGACATTGCGCTTACTGTGGTGAGTTGCTTGGCGATAAATGGCATGCAGACCATATCGAAGCAGTGAGACGAGATTTAATTCATGTTGGTGGCGGTAAGTTAATTACGGGTGAAATGACTAGACCGCAAAACGACACTTTAGAAAACATGAACCCTGCATGTGTTCCTTGCAATACAAACAAATCGTCTATGCCGCTGGAAGGGTGGCGAAAAATGCTTACACATTACCGTGATGTGCAGTTACTACGCGATAGCACACATGCCCGCCATTTACTTCGTTTTGGTTTGATTGAAATTAAGACAAAACCTGTGACGTTCTTCTTTGAGAATTATAAAGGAGCCAGTCATGAATAAACCATTAGAAACTTTTGATATAGACGCAGCAAAGGCTCGCTACGAAAAATTACGAGGCCGATATAACCGGAGTGGGCTATCTAATACTGATTACAACGAGCTACTTCAATTAGAAAAGGCACTTGACCAAGCGAAGAAGTTTAATGCGGAGGGCGCAAAAAATGGACAGTAGATGGATTGAAGCGCAACGCCGTGAAATGGAAAAGCTTATTTCACCAGAGCTAATCAAGTCGAGGGATTTAGCACGTCAAAGTTACTTCGATCATATGGAAAAAGAAATGGCTGACCACGTATCACGCTCAATTGAACCACTCAGCGGTAAAAAGCAAAGCACTCTGGTTGAACTAAGGGAGTCAATTGAAAAACTGGCTCAGAAGTATAAACAAGATGCTCATTCTTCCAGCCTTTTTGGTGATCAGGATAAAGCGCGAGTTTATAACTGCTTTGCTAATCAATTGGACCATTTGCTGAAAGGTGGTGCTTGATGTCATCAGTCAGCATTGCTGAATACCGTAAGTTATTTCCTATTAAGAAAAATAAAAAGCGGCGTTCAGCAAAGCAAATTGCCAGACAACCAAGTGTGGGTGAAATGGTTCTGGCAACGCATTTAAGAGCATGCAAGATCGGTTTTGAACAGGAATATAAGTTCCATCCTGAACGTAAATGGAGAGCAGATTTTTTAATTACGGGTACAAAGATTTTGATTGAGGTTGAAGGCGGGATCTGGAGCGGAGGTCGTCACATAAGAGGCAAGGGCTATATAGGGGATATGGAGAAATACAACTCCGCAGCAATGATGGGTTTTACAGTTTTACGGTTCAGCACAGCGCAAGTTAAGTCCGGTATGGCATTAAAGCAAATTGAATTATTAATTAAGGGTAAATAGGAAGGCGATTATGTTGGTTGAAAAGTTTGATTTTATTGAGTTACTTCGCCTTGCTATTGCTCAAGGCAAAGCTGAAGGAAAGAAAATTTCGAAAGATGTTGTTTTAGGTGAATTAGCACTTTTATCACCAGCTGCAAAGCTTTGGGCCACTGTCTTGATTGAAAAGGTTGATTTTGAGCGAATCGCAATAATTACCCCAGCACAAAAACAGACTGAAACTTTTTACAGTAAGTATGACTTTAATTTTCAAACCGAACGCCGTATTGAAGATATTCCGGGTAAGGTTGAGTTTGTTCGTGGTGAGATTAAATCAGGTAATTTTTTCCGAGCGCGTAATAAATTAGCGGTAAAGATTCATGAAGAAATGGTAAAGAAAAAATTTACCCCTACCAATGCCCAAGGTGATCTTACTAATCTGGCAAAAGGTATGGCTGAGATTATTTTACGCGGACATGTTTTCGTTAAAGCTATGTGTGGAGCATGCCAAGGATTAGGAAAACTCGAAACATTTAATTCAAAGGGTTTTCCTGAGGGTGCAAAGTTTTGCGAAAAATGTAATGGAACAGGTAAGCGCCCATATACATTAAATGAAAAAATGAAAATTGCAGGTATTGTTGCCACTAAGACTGCTTACATAAAAAGCTATCAGAAGTTCGAGTTATTTGGAGAATCTATTGTGGCAGAATGGGAAAATGAAATTAGATCGCGCATTTCTCGATCATTTCGTTTTGAACTTCCTGATACTCAAGAAACTTGTGCTTGACAGTTGGGTATACACTTGAGTATAAAGATTTCTAAAATGGGCGAATTATACATACTACGCCCGAAAGTATTTATCAAATTAAAGCCCACTTTCTAAGTGGGCTTTTCCGAGTCCTGTTGGGGTTGCTGTCGACCTCCTTGTAAACGGGAAGGTTCTGAAGCTGTGTCATTACTGAAACAGGAACCGCAAGAAGACAGCAACGACTGGGCGCCACATAGATCAACAGCTTCATGGGTCGTGGCATTGTTTTAAGGGAGGATTCTATATGGATCTACTCGAACAAACAGGCTCAGCGGGCTATTTAATTGGCTTTGCAGTATTGTTTAATGCACTAGTTGTATCATTCGTACCTGCATTAGCTTTTACGCTTACTTTGCTTGTATTAGTAGTGTGTTTGGTCATTGTGAAATTTGACTAATAGCCGACAAAAAATTCGTTAAGAGGTTTTTTTAAGGTCCAGAAATGGACTTTTTTTTATTGTTGGATTTTGCCGAGCGTATTACGGCACAAAAGGGCCCCGCTAAATATCGATTATTGGCGGGGCTTTTTATTTTATGTGTTAAGCTGCCATTCATAATTTTATGGATTAGCTCAATGTATATTTGTATTGGCGGTGATTTAGACGGTGAAATTGTTAATAACCGTGAAGGTACATATTTTGAAGCAAGTGAAATAGATCCTAGTAAGCAATCAACATATAACCGCCAGAGTTATAAAGTTGGTGAAAATACATATCGTTTTTGGCTTTGTGCTGAAATTTCTTATTCAGAAACAACTAAAATCGCTAACAAGTATCTCGCTGAAAAATACCCATATCTATCTTAAATAATAGTTCAAACAAATGAAGCCCACCAATCGGTGGGTTTTTTATTGCCTACTTGGAGTGTTTATGACTGAGTTTCAAAAAATCACGCGAGAGATAAGACAGCTTCAAGTAGATCTAAATCATTTGGGAAGCTGTACAACGAAAGGATTATCTACAGAACAGATCGCTCAATTAGATGAGCGATTTTTTTTAGCCATAGCAAAGCAAAACAAATTAATTGCACGGCTCAACAACAAGCCTGAGGGCTTCTTTTAAGGGGCTAGGGCATGGATGGTAAAGATTATTTTTGGCTTACAAGAAAAAAAGAACCTAAAACCAAGCCTAAAAGTAGACCATTGCCTAAGGCTAAAGAAAAATATCTGGAAGCTGAAGAAACGTTATTTCAAGAATTAGAAGAGCATCGAATTGGTTATCGAAGAAAATTCCAATTTGAATCAACCAAAAATTGGCGTTTCGATTTTTATATTGTGAAGTTGAATCTTCTTATCGAAATTGCTGGAAGTCCTTGGGCAGTAGGTCGCGGTGGCTCAAAGATAGCAAACGCATTATGTAAATATGATCTTGCTCTAGATCGAGGTTATGTATTTGAGCGTCTTGAACCACATCAAATTGAATCAGGTTATGCAATTAACTGGATTAAAAGCGAATTAGCGAGAATTGAAGATGGATCAGATCAGACCATTCCCACCAACTGATTTTATTGACCAGGCCGAAGAAGAGGAAGCAATTCGTTTAATACCGGCACCAGACCTAAAGAAATGGGTTGTGGCTAACTACTTAACTATAGGTGGACCACTTCATAACCCTGATCATAACCATATTGCTGAGTTGCTTCATGATAATGAAGAGTTCTTAGCATTTGCTTGGGCTTCTTCTGCATATAAAAGCAAGCAAGCTATGGTGTTAGGCCAGTGCGAAAAAGTCATGTTCAATGTTGGTGGCTGGCGTAAAGCTAGACAAAAGCAACAGATGCGTGACTGGTTCGGCTTTGTGCCAACTTACTTAATAACTGTCGACGCTTCTTTCTGTGAGCGTGCAAACGATACAGAGTTCTGTTACTTGCTTGAACATGAGCTTTATCACATTGGAGTGATGAGAGACGAGGACGGAGAAATTGTTTATAGCGATAGTTCTGGTCTTCCTAAGCACTATCTTGCAGGTCATGACGTTGAAGAGTTTATTGGCGTAGTTAAACGTTATGGACCAAGCAAAAATGTTAAGCGACTTATTGAAGTCGCAAAAAATCCGCCGTTTGTTTCGAATCTTGATATTTCAAGATGCTGCGGAAATTGTGTAATCAATTGAGCCTTTTGGCTCTTTTTTTTGTCCTGTTTGCTGTACGTAGCTGTACGAAGGGGAATTTATGGCAGCACTAAAAGAGCCTGTGAAAATATTTATTGTTCAAGCTCTTGCATGCCGTGATACCCCTCAAGAAGTGGTTGAACAGGTCAAGCAAGAGTTTGGAGTTGATATTAGTCGTAGCCAATGTGAATGCTATGATCCAACAAAATATTCGGGCAGAAACTTAAGCAAGAAATTTGTTGAGCTTTTTGAATCAACCAGAGAGAAATTTGATGAAGGCTTAATTGATATTCCTATTGCTAATAAGTACTACCGTCTGAAGCAATACCAAAGACAGCTTGATAGAACTAGAAACGTTAAAACAGCGCTAAAAATTCTAGAACAAGCCGCTAAAGATATTGGTGGTCAATTTACTAATCGCCAAGAAATTACAGGCAAAGACGGCGGACCAGTCCAAACAGTTAATTCTGAAATTCCAGTTCCAATGGAAGATTACTTAAAAGCGCGGAGGGAAGTCTTAGATGAGTACTGATGCGGCTCGGGATAAAGCCATCCGAATCGAGGCGCAAGAAGATTTATATTTCTTCACAAGGTACATGTTTAAGGAGCGCCGTGGTTATAAATGGATGCAAAATTGGCACCACTTAGAAATCTGCGAAGCTTTAATGAAAGTTTATCGCGGAGAGATAAAGCGGTTAATTATTAACGTTCCACCACGATATTCTAAAACTGAAATTGCTGTAATTAATTTCATGGCTTGGTGTTTTGGTAAGAATCCAGACTGTGAGTTTATTCATATCAGTTACTCGGCAATGCTTGCCGCAAATAATGCCTTCCAAATACGAACCCTTGTGCAAGAAGAGGCGTATAGAAAAGTCTTTCCCGAGCTTACATTGCGTGATGATAGTAAGGCTAAAGACTTCTGGAGAACTTCCCAAGGTGGTGTCTGCTATGCGACTGGTACAGGCGGCACGATTACCGGTTTTGGTGCAGGAAAACTTCGTAAAGGCTTTGGCGGCTGCATTATTATTGATGACCCGCACAAAGCACATGAAGCTTCATCAAAAACTATTCGAGAAGGGGTAATTGATTGGTTTCAGAACACACTCGAATCGCGTACTAACTCGCCAGATACGCCGATCATTGTGATTATGCAGCGACTTCATGAAGATGATTTAGCTGGATGGTTGCTAGGTGATAGAAAAGACGGCGTTCCTGTAGCTGGTGGTAACGGTGAAGTGTGGGAGCATCTATGTCTTTCAGCTATTCAGCCTGATGGTTCAGCATTATGGCCAGCTAAGCACTCAATAGAGCGACTTAAGATAATGGAGCAGGCCGCGCCGTATGTATTTGCTGGCCAATATCGACAATTACCGGCACCACCTGCGGGTGGTTTCTTTAAGCCGCACATGATTAGTGTCGTTGATGCATTGCCGGCAACAACAAAACAAGGTTGTCGTGCATGGGATCTAGGCGCTACTGCTGATGGTGGAGACTATACCGCAGGTCCAAAACTCTTTGATGGTGGTGATGGTTATTGGTACATCGCTGATATGGTCCGTGGTCAGTTTGGACCTGATGAGGTGGAGACAACCATTAAAAATACTGCATCCCGTGATGGGGTGAATATCAAAATCAGATTGCCGCAAGACCCCGGTCAGGCAGGCAAGTCACAAGCTAAAAGTTTTGTTAAAAAACTATCAGGTTATTCCGTTGTTGCTAAGCCCGTTTCGGGTGACAAGGCAACAAGAGCACAGCCTTTTGCAGCTCAAGTAAATATCGGAAATGTGCGTATGTTACGTGGGGCTTGGAACGATGACTTAATCGAAGAATTAAGGAATTTCCCTAACGGTACTCATGATGACCAGATAGACGGGTGCTCCGATGCATTCAATGAGCTTAACGAGGGTAATTTTGGCTTATTAGAACATCTGGAGGAACAGGCAAGACTTGCAGAAGAATCACAATCTAAACAGGATACAGCGCAATCATGGCTAGATCTAATGGAAAAATAACGTCACTTGCTGCTGATGTGGTGCAAATGTTTGCTCATGGTGTTTCAAATATTGGTAACGCTTGGTTTGGGCCTTCCCAACCTTTGGAGCCAGTGGCACCAAAAGAACAAACCTCAGGGCGGCAATTCGATTACGCAACATCTTTCAACGTCAACTCCAGACCACGACAGGGTGAGGCTTTAACTTATGACCATTTAAGGGCGTTTGCAGATAACTATGATCTTTTACGAATCATTATTGAGACACGTAAAGATCAGATGGCCAAGCTTCCTTGGGTTATTCGTCTTAAAGACAAACCCAATACTGATGCAGATGAAGCGCTTGTACATGATGCACGTTGTGAGGAATTAACAAACTTCTTTGCATTTCCTGATAAGGAGCACTCTTGGGATGCGTGGTTGCGTATGTTGCTTGAGGATCTATTGGTTATAGATGCTCCAGTTGTTTATACACGCAGAACACGGGGCGGTGAAGTATATGCAGTTGAACCAATAGACGGCGCAACTATTAAACGTGTACTGGATATTTACGGCCGTACACCATTGCCGCCTGAGGCAGCATATCAGCAAATATTAAAGGGTTTGCCAGCAGTAAATTACACCCGTGATGAGTTGATTTATTTGCCCCGTAATCCACGTACACACAAGGTATATGGATTCTCACCAGTTGAGCAAATTGTTACGACAATTAACATTGCTCTACGCCGTCAAGCTCATCAATTGGGGTTTTATACCGATGGCAGTACACCAGATTTAATTTTTCAGGTTCCAGCTGAATGGACGCCTGAACAGATTAAGCGCTTTGAGGATTACTGGAACTCGCTGCTTTCTGGAAATATCCATGAGCGCCGTAAGACGCGCTTTGTGCCTCAGGGCGTTACGCCATTTGATACAAAAGATAAGGCAATGAAAGACGAGTATGACGAGTGGATAGCTCGTATTGTCTGTTTTGCCTTTTCAATTAGCCCTCAGGCGTTTGTAAAGGAAATGAACCGAGCGACGGCCCAAACAGCACAGGAAGCAGCTTTAGCCGAAGGATTGGCGCCGTTAATGCTTTGGGTAAAATCCTTGATGGATCGGATAATTCAGCAAGTATTTGGCTACTTAGACATAGAGTTCAAATGGGATACTGAAGAATCTGCTAAACCAAAAGAGCAAGCGGAAATCGATAAAATCTATGTTGATGCAAAAGTGCTGCACCCTGATGAGGTGAGGGCCGAGCGGTTTAACATGCAGCCTATGGATCCTGCATTAAGGTCTTCATTGAACCCAGCGCCGTTATTGCCGCAGCCGCAGCAAGTGGATGAAAGCAAGCCTACTGATGAAGCAAAGGAGAAGTTTGCAAAGTCAAAAAAGTATGTAGCTCCAATCGATCGGGAACGGGAAAAAGTGGAGCAAGTACGGGAACAACTAAAGCAGCAGATTCACCAGTTCTTTCAGGAACAAGCCAAGGATGTAGCCATACAGGTTGTGACAGCAAAGGATCAACTTGGGAAAAGTATTAAGGATAATGTCAGTAATATTCTTGATGGGCTTAGTTTTGGTGCTTGGTCTGGTATAGCTGCATGGATTAGCGATTTAACAAGTCAATTGGCAGTTGATGGGGTAGAGGTTGCTTTAACCCAAATCAATGCAGAGCTTGAGAAAAAGGCGCTTAATCTGGCAAATGAGCAGGCAATTAAGTTTGCCGAAGATCGAGCAGCTGAGCTAGTCGGAATGATTTGGCGTAACGGCGTTTTGGTCGAAAACCCAAGCCCAATATTTAGTATCACTGAATCAACTCGGGAAATGCTGAGAGCTACAATCACACAAGCATTAGAGGAAGGCTGGAGTAATGACAAATTAGCCGATGAAATTGGCAATAGTCATGCATTTAGTGAAGATCGTGCGGAAATGATTGCAAGAACTGAAACAGCCATAGCAGACGTACAGGGCAACATGATTGCCTATAAAGCTGCTGGGGTTGAGTCAAAAGAATGGATGGCCGCACCAGATTGCTGTGACGCATGTCAGGAATTGGATGGAAAAATTATTCCTATCAATGAATCTTTTGTGGCTGGCAGCTACTTCAAAGACGCACCACTTCACCCTCATTGCCGATGTGACACATTGCCAGTAGTGACATGATTTTTAACTTTAACTGAACCACCTTAACCGGTGGTTTTTTTACATCTGAGGTTTTCTTATGAAATTAAAAAAACTTTTTGGAGCAATCCAGAAAATTCAAGATCAGGACGATGGAACAATCATTGTTGAAGGTGTGGCATCTACTGAGGACGAAGACAGCGATAAGGAAATTGTGAAAGCTGATGCCATGCGTTCAGCTATTCCTGATTATATGAAGTTCGGTGCAGTCCGTGAAATGCATCAACCCCTTGCAGCTGGCACGGCGTTAGAAATTAATGTAGATGACAATAATGTCACCACTTTAAAAGCGCACATTGTTGATAGTGAAGCGATTAAAAAAGTTAGAAAAGGCGTCTACAAAGGTTTCAGTATTGGTGGGAGCGTTACCAAGCGTGATGATCTTAATAAATCAATTGTGACTGGTATTAAGTTGGTAGAAATCTCACTGGTGGACCGTCCAGCGAATCCAAACGCCGTGATTACTTGTTTCAAAGCGGATGGTTTATCGGCTGGCGAAGAAAACGCAATTGATCCGCTAACTAAAAGCATGGGCGATGTAAAGGAGATGGCCAATGTACTACAAGATATCATGTGGCTCATTTACTCCGTTAAAGACGAATCTCGCTGGCGTGGAGATGACAGCCCAATCCCTGAGCAACTCCGTGCTTGGATTGAATCAGGCGCTGAAATCTTTAGCACTATGGCTCAAGAGGAAGTTGCCACAATGGTTTCGCGCGCTAATGAAATTTGTAAGGCCGAAGGGTGCGAAAACTTACGAAAGGCAGAAGTCATATTATCGAATCCAACAAAAGCAGAATTGGACGATATTCGTCAGACCATTGAAAAATGTGCTGAGAAACTTTCAAACATCAAAGTCTATAGCCCAGAAGATGAGAGTGCTCCAGATGATGCGGCGCAAGCTCAAATCGAGAAAGGAGCGGACGCAGGCGAACTTAAAAAGGTCACTGATGATTTAACTTTAACTAAAGCAAATCTGGCCAAAGTCGAACAAGAGCGCGATACGTTGCAAAAGCGTGTCACTGAACTGGAGAAACAACCTGAAACACCAAAAGCAGCGTTAATGAACCTTAGTAAAGCGGAAGATACAACCGTTATTAAAAAAGACCAGGTTGAGCCGGTGCTAGATGGTAACGGCGAGGTCAATGAAATCGCAACAATGATTAAAAGCGCGCAAGCACAACGTATTTAATCAATTAGTCCTAAATTAAATTTTATGCCCGCTTTTGCGGGCTTTTCTTTGGCGGGAGATAACACATGCCAGATTTAAATGACGCTCTAGATGCAATCAAAACCGCTCAGGGTAAAGCAATGCAAGATACTAATGACTTAACCAAGTCATTTACACAACCTAACGGTCCAACAACAGGCTTACAGGCATATGACTTAGAAGCTCCTTCTAAAAAGTTTTATCCTGTATTAACTCCTTTACGTAACAGTATTTCCCG